AGGTGTGAATGGAGGGACAGGCAAAATGGCGCAGCCAAATCGTACCCGTTGGAAAGCTAGAGGGGCTAATACCCTCTTTGGCACCTACAGTCGACATTGGCCGGTTTTACCGGGCGCGCCGCATCCTGATCCAATAGTCCATTGGTCAAAGATAAACACGCCACATGAAATGTGGCGCTATATGGTTGACACGCATGGATTCTTGCAGGATGATTTTAATCCCTGTTACCATGAGCGTTATCTCGGGTTGTATGACTTCCCGTATTATATCTCATGGACAGCCGCTGATGGAGTCCACCAAATATCGACGTCTTATCGACGTCAGTTGGAGGATCCAGTCCGCGATTGCCGGATGATTCAACTCCCGCTTGGAACGTGGTTAGAAGATTTCTCAGCTCGCGCTGAGCATCATTTTATCACGCTCGTCGAAACCGACTACAGTTTAATCAATTTCATTATTGAAATGATTGAGCTGTGTGAGGGCAATGTCAACGTTCTAGTTAGCATGAAGAATGCTATAGAAAGTGCCATTCGCGGGTTTAGGCGTGCATACGAGAGATCAGGCAGCTATTGGCTAGCCTGGAATTTCGCTATCAAGCCTACGCTCAAAGACATATGGAATATGTTTCATACCTATCGTCGCGCTCAAAAGCGCCTCGAATGGTTAAAGAAACGTAACCACAAGGACACGAAAGTTCATTATCGGGAAGGGCCTCGTCAATTCTCAGGCACATCTCTTTTTGAGATGGCTAAAGATGATGTGACTCAACCTTATTATGAACCACCGCCAGAACTATTTGGTGACCCTCCTGCTTGGCAGGAGTGGTATGACTGGATAGTCCTGAAAGAGCACTGTGAAGTTGAATACGAAGCCACTGTCACGCTAACCGCGTGGGCGTGGATCCGTTTTGACATCCCAGATATGTTACTTGAAGGCATGGCTGGCTTAGGTATCGTGATTGCCGCTATGCAGGGGCTTTACAACCCACTTGCAATCGGCTGGGAGGCTGTGCCCTTTAGCTGGTTAATCGACTGGTTTCGCACGGAAGCTCATAAGCTGAGGGAGCTCGTTAAGAGTGATCTCAACCCGTTGGGCTATGCCACGCTGAAACAGGCCGGTTGGACAGCGAAGGTTAAGATCTTTGGCGAATTCTTCCATATGGGAGGAACCGACTCAGATCCTAGCGTTGAATATCCAAATGGATGGACACGCACAGCAGCTGGTTCTTTTAAGTACCAGCTTTATAATCGT